TCAAGCCTTCCAAAATTACAATAGATACGAACAGTTCGGGTATCAAGCCTTAAATATATTGTTTGAATATCTTGAAGAATGTGATCCAGACATGGAGCTTGATGTTATTGCCATATGCTGCGAATACAGCCATTCTGACCCATTGACCATTGCAAACGATTATCACATTGACCTGAGCGATTGTGCTGAGGCTGAGGATAAGGCAAACCTAGTGCGCGATTGGCTGAATGAAAATACTACTCTGGTCGGTGAAACTGATACCGGGTTTGTGTATTGCAGTGCATTTTAAGTAACTAATTGGAGAATAAACCATGCAAGTAAGAACAACACCGAAAATGATTGTCGCTAGATTTAGCGATTATCGCAAACTCCACGGCAACGAAAGCCAATATGGGCCTGCCGATGTGTATTATTGTCGCAAGCATTTTGCGCGTACCGCGCAGATTTATGGATGGGGCGACAACGCAACCCCAAATCAGATTGTTGAGCATATGGGAGATAAGGGCACGCTATTTGATACCCTGTATATGGCTCTGTACCCTGTGCGGGTACGGTACTTATAAACTAACTGGAGAATTTAGAATGAACGATTACGACGACGACCTAGCCAGTTATATGGCAGACGATGGCCTACCAAACAACGATCCAGGTATCTGCGAGGCTTGTAGCGGGTCTGGTGAGGGTCAATACGATGGCTCTGTTTGCCCTGTTTGTAAGGGGTTAGGCGAATGAAAGAAACCATTTGGGACTACCTGCTGGCTCTGTGCATAGCTACCTGCTTGGCTCTGGCTCTTGTTAACTGGTGGTCAAATTGATCCTACTCGCAGCCCTGCTTGCCACACTGGTGGCAGTGCTTTTAAACCTGTAACCACCCTAACCACCCCGCCCGACTAACCCTCGGGCTTTTTTACGTCCAAAATCTGGCGCTTGGCATCCTCAAAGCCTCGGCCTACGATGACCTGATGGCCTATGCTCTCCAGGTACTGAATCCAATCCCTTTGTACTGGTGACACCACGCCCCCGGCCTCACGCTTCATCTCAAGCCACAAAAGCCACTCAGGGACGAAAAGGTCAGGCACACCAGGGCTAACCCCCTCGGCCTTCAACGATGCGCCCTGAGACGCTCCACGGTGGCCCCCGTTCGGTATTGCAAGGATTCGGGTATCAGGGTAAGTCCTGCGAAACCAGGACACCAGGCGCACTTGCTGGAGGTGTTCGGACTCCATCAGAAGGGCACTTCCCACTCCCACAAGGCGCAGCCCCCAGGTTCGGATGCAAACTCGGGCGGTGGGGTGTCGTTGTACTCGGCACAAACCCCATCGGACTGATAAAAATCACAAGTGTGACAAACCCTCGGTGGCTCTGCTGCCAAAGTCTTGCGGTACAAAGTGACTATTTGGGGTTCGGGATGTCTCATAAAAATGTTTCCTGATGTTGCTTCATTGGCTCGGGTGCAAATAGCTGGCCTTGGGCTACGGCTTGCTCAATGCGCTTGCAGGCAATGTCAAAATACTTTGGCTCACGCTCGATGCCGATGAATTTGCGGCCTAGCTGGATGGCTGCTACGCCTGTGGTTCCGCTGCCCATGAAGGGGTCTAGGATGGTTTGCGGTTGCTTGGGGACTTGTTCAATGCACCACTTGTAAAGCCCTACGGGGCGTTCGCATGGGTGCGTTGATTCTTTTGTATTGACGTAATTTGTCCATGTCAGGCTAATCAATTCGACTTTATTGCCCCAGCTTGTAGACGCCATTTCAGCCTTGCTCATGTTGGGCATGGGTTGATTTTTCACCCAGACTAATCCACCGGCCCCTTCAAAGCAATTGAAATAGTTGGCTCCCCAAATAATCCTATGAGTGCTTTTTTCTTTTAGAATCTGGAAAAAGTCGGCGCTTGGGCCTGATTCATTCCATGTAACAGCCTCACCGCGCACATTGCCTGTTATTTGGACAAAGTTACCCACACCAAACGGAGGGTCAGTAATCACCGCATCCACCTTGCCCAGCGAAGGCAAAATATCCATGCAATCGCCAAGGTACAGCGTGGCATCACCAATGATGACGGGGTTCATGTCCACATTCTCCTAATGATGATAAAAAATTTACCTTCACGCTTAAATTCAATGGCGCTCGGTGGCTGGCCCTCGGTCAATATTTGGGCCATGTCATGCAAATCTGCCATCAAATAAGTTAATTTTGATTTTGACTTGTATGCAATATCAGCCAACAGCCGCCTGCTTTTTTCTCCGGCGTACCCATCGTGCGTCACTGCCAGATACTCGGTCACTGGTGGGTCTGACAGCCCCCCGTAATAGGTGGCAGAAAGCATTTCCTTGCCACTAGCCCTGCTGATGTGCTTGCGCCATGTCCAGCTACTGACTTCCAGGTCAGTGCCCTCGAAACCCATAATGTCAAGATTAGACAATTTAAGAGTCGGGCGCTCGGGTTCGGGAAATGGTGTCCCGCAGGCCGGGCAGACTCGGGCGCTCAAGCCGCATATCTCTTGGCAGTTGTCGCAGACCTTGACAGGCGCTTCGCCTACTTTGTCGCCCTTCTTTGGTGGCGGGTTAACCGCGGTGATGGGGCCATGCTGCTCCACCACCCCAGCAAAGTCCAGCACTAGGCAGTCAGTCTTGCCCTCGGCAATGCGTAAACCACGCCCTGCCATCTGGACATACAGGCCCGGTGACATAGTTGGGCGCAACATGGCTATTAAATCAATCCCAGGCGCATCGAATCCTGTGGTGAGTACATTAGCATTGGTTAATGCTCGGATGCGCCCTGCCTTGAAGTCGGTCAGCATCTTGTCACGCTCGACGCTCGGTGTCTCGCCGGTCACGCACTGGGCCAAGATGCCTTGATCTGTAAAGGCTTGCTTTACATGGTGGGCATGGGCAACCCCGGCGCAGAAAATTAACCAAGACTGGCGCTCGGCCCCCAGCTTGATGATTTCCCGCACCACTTTGGTATTTTTATCCTTGGTGTCCACCGCAGCTTGCAGTTCGCTTTCAATGTACTCGCCACCACGCTTGTGAACCCCATCCACCTCCAGCTTAGTGGTGGTTAATTTGGACCGCAGGGTGGATAGGTACTTCTTGTGGATAAGTTCTTCGATGCTGGTGGGTTCAATCAAGGCGCTGAAGATGGCAGGCGCATCAGTGATGTAGCCATGCCCAAGGCGGTACGGCGTGGCAGTCAAACCTATCACCCGAAGGCTCGGGTTTGTCTGATAGAGGTCTGATAGCAATGTCCGATAGCCGCCCTCGTCCTTGTGGCTGACTAGATGGCACTCGTCAATGATTACTAGGTCAACGTGCCCTATTTCCTTGGCCTTAGTTCTGACAGACTGTATGCCTGCAAACGTAATCGGTTCGCCAAGTTCTTTCTGGCGCAACCCAGCAGAGTAAATGCCCATCGGTGCATTGGGCCAATGTTGGCGCATTTTCTGGGCGTTCTGTTCAATCAATTCACGCACATGAGTCAGCATCAAGATGCGTGTCTCGGGCCAGTTTTGCAGAGCATCCTTGCACAGCGCAGCTACGATGTGGCTCTTGCCTGACCCGGTGGGCAGGACTAGGCAGGGGTTGCCCTGGTTGCCTGCTTCGAACCATGCGTACAACTGGTCGATGGTGCGGGTTTGGTAGTCACGGAGCATCAAAGTCCCCCAAGGAGTCGGTAGGCTGCTGCGGCTTGGAGCGGGACTTGGGCGTTACCCAATCCTTTGAGGCGGTGAACCCGATTGGAAACCCCATCAGATGTTCTACCCACTGCGGGTTCAATCGACCACCATCCTTCTCCACTGCCCAATCCAGCATATCCATGCGGCTCTTGCCGTCCTTGCGTATCATTTGTCTCCCCCCCCCCTTGTGAATACGGGCTGTTGGCGTAGGCCACATCCTCACATACCCCGCCAAACCCAGCATTGAACTCGACCCGTCCTCGTTTTTCCTGCGAACCGTCCCCGTGCTGGTCTGAAAATGTTTTCCGTGTTTGGCTCGGCGTTCCAGTTGCGGGTCTGAGCTCGTCGGCGTAGGTAGCCAGAAGAAACCATCTGTCTCGGTGATGCGGCGCTCCGACATCGGATGCGCGTATGCAAAGCCACCTTGTGTCATACCCCAGCGAGGCCAAGTCTCCAAGTACGGTTCCGAGTCCGTTAGAAAGGATTGCTGATACGTTCTCCAAGAACAACTGTTTTGGTCGTACCACGCCAGCGATTCGCAAGATTTCACGGTAAAGACCTGATCGGGTTCCATCAGATACCCCTGCTTGTTTTCCAGCGACACTAATGTCTTGGCAAGGGAATCCTGCATGAATGCAGTCCACTTTTCCGGTGTATTCGGATGGATTGAACAGGCTGACATCCCCTTCATGCACTCGCAAGCCGGGGAACCATCCGTCTGCTGCTCGTTCTCTGAGGATTTGGCAGGCGTAGGAATCCCACTCAACAGCGACAACTGGCTGGTGTCCGAGAATAAGGTCGGCAAGGAGTCCACCGCCGTGACCGGCAAAGAGATGCATGGTTCTTGTTTCATGCTTCACCCCACCACCCTGCCATCCCACTTCTGCCGCACCTCAGCAATCAGCGGATCACCACTGGCGCAGGCCGCAGCATTGGCCAGCAGTTCCTTTGACCCATAGACCCCTTCCCCTGGCTCACCGTTGGCAATGCCCTGCCCGTCAATCTCGTAGACTGCCACCCAATCAGACGGCCCTTCCAGGCGCTTCCACGGCACTAGATCGGGGTGCAGGACATGGCTCTCGCAGCCCTCCCGCTGAGACTCAAGCGGCACAATGTCATCCCACTTGGCACAGTGCCAGGTGCTATCGCTCAGTGGCGTGATATGGGCGCAGGTTCGGCAGTTAACGTGCTTGGTAATCTTGCTGCCGTGGCAAAAGTCATGTCCAGGGCATATCTTGCACTCAAACCAAGTGGGATCAGTGCTTATCGGTGGTGGCAGGCGGTCAGTCAGCGCCAGCCGTTGGCCCTTCTCAATAGCCTTTACCGCATGGTCTTTGTCGTATTCCAAACGCTCGGTGTATATACGATCATCATCCTTGCAGACGGCAACATACAACGCACGTTTTAATGCTGTACCGTGCATATACACTTGACACTGGGTGAAATGCTGGGGTTTACTCTTGCCCACGCCATGCTTTTCTAAGTCGTTGAATGACTTGAGACTGTGGGTCTTAAACTCCAAAACGTGTTCAGTTTTCGGCGCACCGGGTACGCCCTTGCCAACCCCGTCCAGGCTCCCCGAGACATGGCTACCAAAGTCCACCTTGGTCTGGGTTCCGTACACATGGATGCCTGCCGCCCGTAGGTCACTGATGATGGTGGCTTCCTCGTTCTGACCACGCCGGAACAAGCGCAGGATGCGGCCCTTGAACTTTTCCTGCACCGCCCAGCGAAACGACAGCCAGAGCCACCGTTCGCAGTGGTGGCCCAAGGTGCTTGCCCCCATGTGGGGGCGGGGATTTTCAAGGCGTTCCTCGTGAGCAGCGTCAATGAGGGAAGTTATGGTAATCTCTGGCTCTGGAATTTGCACGTTGTTCTCCTGAAAGTTGGTTGACCCCGCCGTCACAAGCGGGGTCTTTTTTAGGCAGGTGTTTTCTTGGCCCACGGTGACGCGCCAAACTTGCTCGGCGTAGCAGACTTGGCAGGCGCTGCACCAGCAGGGGCAGCAGCAGGAAAAGCAGCAGGGGATGAACCGATGGCCTTGTAGCCCCTCACATCGTTACCATCGCCCTTTGCATCGCGCTTGATGGTCAGTTTGACGCCTATCACTTTGCCAATGAGTTGGTCGGTGTCGGTCACTTTGGCAAGGCCAATGGCCCTCATAATCTCGCCAAGTTGCGCTCTGCCAATCTCCTCGGCCTTGGTGCTGGCGTTCTTAATGTTGAGGTAGCTAAAAATCACTCGGCCCTGGTGGGACGGGCCGGTAATGTCGTACCTCACTTTGATGTACTTACCATCCCCAGCCTTTGTCTCGCCGATTTGGGCACTGGTGATGGTGGCGTTGTACCATCCATCGGGCAACGGCTCAAAGTTGCTAGTGCTTTTGGGCAGAGAGTCAACATTAAATTCTTCGTCTAGGAAAGCCATGATTAGTCCTTTGTGATTGTGAAAGTGGGGCGTCCAGGGGTGGACGTAATAGCACCAAGCAAAGGCCCGGTCACGGC